TTAGCCATCGATCTCGATCCTCCGATAGGGTCCGGGTCCGAACTGATCGGACAGTTGCGCAACCTCGACGGCAAAGGGGGCGGCGGCCCCGTCCACCATCTGCATGGCCGTCGTGTAGGTCCAGACGGGCGCGGTCACGGTCTCGGCCCGCAATTCGTCCCCGGCCTCGTTCATGACCCGCAGCGCATAAACCTCGCGCGCCTCGCCAAGCGGAACCTCGACCGATGCCCAGCTATCGCCGTCGATCCGGGTGCGGCGTATCCAGCTCAGCGTCAGGTCGCCCCCCGGCCCCTTCCGGGATCTCAGATGGCACGGCGCATATGGACGAAGCCCGATCCCGTCAAAGGCCAGCCTGGCATGGCTGTAGCTCGGGTCGTCGAAGGCCCGCGTCCCCGGTCCGTAGCGGTAATGCCGCTCAAGCCCCCGCGCCGACGCGGGCAGAGCGATCTGCGACAGGCGCGCATCGATCAGGACGACCGTGCTGCCGACCGGCCAGAGCTCCGGCATGTCGGCCTCGGTTCCCGCCTGCCCCCTGAGCCGCATCCGCAGCTCGTAGGTGCCGGCCTCGACAAGCTCAGCCTCGGCGAACTGGAACAGCTCCCAGCCCGCGGCATCGCCCGTTCCGATAGCCGCCAGATTTGCGCCCGCCAGCAGATCGGCCTCCCGGACCGAGGAAAGCGTTCCCGAGGCAAGTTTCACCCGCAAGGCGGGCCCCCGATCCCATCGTCCCGGCGCCGCCGCATGAAGCGGGGTCTCGGTAATCCCGATCACGGCCGAACGCTCCAGCGTGGTATTCAGGGTATATCCCGCATCCTCGACGGCAGCGTAAAGATCGACGCTCCCGGGCCAGGGCACCGCCGCTGCCGCCAGATAGGGCGCATGCGGCACCTCGTCTCCGGTCAGAAGCGGCAGATCCATGAACAGGGCATGGACCGGCAGCGGCGCCGCGAAAGCGGGCTGTAACACGCCCCGGTCATCGATCCGGGGTGGCAGATAAAGCCCGCGCTCGACCCGCACCGCCTCGATCCGGCGCGTATCCCCAAGATCGACCCGATCGATCCGGTAATCGCCCGAGGACAGATGCATGACATCGCCCGCCCCCACCGACAGCGATGACAGCGGCAGCGCCAGCCGCACCCGGTCGCGTGCGACACGCGACTCGGCCAGCCAGCGCTCGACGATGGCCTGCCCCTCGGCCCCGGTCAGCACCAGCGGCATCTCGCTGGCCGATACCGTCCGGCTCGCCTCGTCCGGAAAGATCGCCTCCGCGGCGCGGGTCTCATAGGCGCCATCGGCCTCGACGAAGGAAAGCCGGACCCGACCGGCAGTCTCCGCCTCGGGCGTCCGGCTGTGTTCGATATCGCCCGCCAGCTCGCCGGTCCGGGCCAGATCGGCGGCATCGATGGCCACGCGCTCCCGGCCGTCACGGTTGAAGAAGACGATCCGTCCGTCGCGTTCGGCCGCCTCGATGCCATAGGCCAGCATCAGGGGCTGCAGTGCGGCCCGGGCCCCGGCCAGATCGCCGACGGCATAGCCCCGCACCAGCCCGTAGACATCCGAGACATCCGGATCGAAAACGCCCGCCTCGGTGCAGATCTCGCGGATCACCGCATCGAGTGCCTGCGCCGAAGCGCGCCCGTTCAGCCAGTGCCCCCGGCTGTAATTGTCGCCATCCGACCAAAGCGCGCGATTGGCCGGAAACTGCGGATAGGGCCGTGCATCCCAGGCCCAGACATGGGCACGGGACATGTCCACCATCGGCGCCCCGTAAAGCTCCGAGACCGGATTGATCGCGGGGTCACCCCAATAGCCCAGCATGGCCCGCAGATACTGATGCTGGATCAGATCGTCGCGGGCGCCGGTCGAATAGGGCGGCAGCGCGTTTTCCGAGGATTTCGGATCGCTGAAGAGATTGGGGGCGTTGGTGCCCTTGTCGACGGCGGGGCAGCCAAGCTCGGTGAACCAGATCGGCTTCGATTGCGGCACCCAGGCGGTCGGCACCGCGCTGCGCACCCCGTCAATCCGGTCATGATGGGCATTCTGCCACCAGCTCCGAAGATCCTTGTAGCGCCAGACCCAGGGCTCGCCATGGGCTCCGTCGGTGATCGGCGTGCGAATTTGCGCATCGCGTGCCGCCTGCGAGCCGTAATACCAGTCGAACCCCTCGCCCCCCTCGATATTAGACCGCAGATAGTCACGATCGTGGATCGTTCTCCAACCGGCATCGGCATGCTCGTCGCCATCGCGCCAGTCCGATAGCGGCATGTAATTGTCGATGCCGACAAAATCGATCGCGGGATCGGCCCAGAGCGGATCGAGATGGAACAACACATCGCCCGTCCCGTCCTCGGGATGAAAACCGAAATATTCGCTCCAATCGGCCGCATAGCCGATCTTGCAGGAGGGGCCGACGATCCTGCGCACATCCGCCGCCAGCGCCCGCAGCGCCTCCACCGCCGGAAACCGTCCCTCCGCGCCCCGGATCGTCGTCAGCCCGCGCAGCTCCGAGCCAATGCAAAAGGCCGAGACCCCGCCGGCCAGCACGCAAAGATGGGCGTAATGCAGGATGAAGCGGCGATAGCTCCAGTCATCCGGTCCCGAATACAGGATGTCCTGGCCGGAAAGCTCGAAATCCTCCGGCCGCGCGGTCCCGAAGAACAGTGCCACCTCATCCTCGGCAAACCGGCTGCCATCTGTCGTGAAGGCATGGTTCGGCGCGAAATTCAGCGTGATGCGGCCGCGCCAGGGCAAGGGCGGCTGCCCCGCCACCCCGGTATAGGGGTCGATCAGCGAATTGCCCTCAAGCTGGTCCATCAGAATGAACGGATAGAAAACCGCCTCCTGGCCGCGCTGGCGCAGCGCCCGGATCGCTTCGACGACACTGGCATCGGTCGGCGTCCCGCCATAAATCGGCTTGCCGTCGACATGGGGCACCACTTCGGCCATGCGCCTGCTCAGCCCCGCCACCTGCCAGGGCATCGGCTGACCGTCGAACTTCGTCTGCTCGACCTTGGGCCTGATCCGCGCCACCGGCGCCCGCAGATCCGAGGCGAACCAGCTCACCACCAGCGAAACCGAGCGGACATTCGGCAATTCGCCCTGCAGCATGTCAAGAGACGTGGCGATGTCGGTCTTGCCGCTGGGGGTATTCACATTGGCCGACGCCGCCTGCCCCGGCCCGTAGGAGAAATGAACCGGCGTCGTCGCCAGGGCGTATTCGCCCGTGCCCGGGATCAGAGCCATGCCCTGCACCAGCCCGGGCAGATCGTCGACCGCACCGGCGGCGCGTCGCACCACCTCGAAGGTAAGCTGCGGCACCCGGTTGCCGAAGCGGGCCAGATCCATGTCCGCGATCACGACATAGGCGGTCCCGCGATAGGCCGGGGCGCGACCCTCTCCTTCGATTGCCTCGATCAGCGCATCGGGCAGCTGGTCCTCCGCCCCGTCATAGACCCGCATCGTCAGCGATTGCGGCTCAATCTCGGTTCCGTCCGCCCAGATCCGGCCGACGCGCGCGATCCGGCCTTCGCAAAGCGCGATACCAAGGCTCACCGAATAGCTGAATTGCTTGACCTTGGGCCTGCTGGGCGCACCCTTGCCGCCGCCTTGGCTGCTGACGGTCTCGCGAAAGCGCGAGGCCCAGATCACCTGACCCGCGATCCGCGACCGCCCCCAGAGCCGCCCCACGGCCGCCCCCTCGCTGGCCCCGGTCAGGCGAAACCGCTCGACCTTGCCGGTCTCGACCGCTTGCGATCCGCTGCCCAGCAACTGCTGGTCGATCACCCGCCCCAGCGTGGCGCCGACCGCCCGGCCGAGGACCGCACTCGACAGCCCCAGCACCGAGCCGCCCAGCGCCGAACCAGCCGCAGCACCGGCCGCCGACAATACGATTGTCGCCATGGATCAGATCCTTTCGGGAAAGGCGAACCGGGCCACGATCCGCCGCGTCCAGGGCTCGGACAGCGAACTTTCGACCACGCCATGGCCGGAATAGGCGTGAATGAAACTCGGCACCCCGCTCACCCGCCCCTGCAAGCCGAGATGCTTGGCAATCGTGTCGTCGCGCATCCGGAACAGGATCACATCGCCCTCGGCGGCCTGCTCCAGCGGCTTGGCGATCAGATGCCGCCCGGCCGCCCGCCACAGCACCTCTTCGCCCTGAGGTTCGGACCAGTCCGGCGTGTAGGGCGGCACCTCCTCCGGTTCGCGGCCGTAAAGCGCGCGCCAGACGCCGCGCAACAAGCCCAGACAATCGGCCCCGGCGCCCCGCACCGTGCCCTGATGGCGGTATGGCGTGCCGATCCAGCGCCGCGCCTCGGCGGCGGCCCGCTCTCCCATGTCGTTCATGACGTCAGACTTCCCCCGTTGTTCACACCCGTGCGGGTCGGATAGCTCATCAGCCAATCCTCGCCCGGGATATGCGGAAACCCCCTGAAATTGAGGAAATTGTCGAACTTGCTGCGGCAGGTCTCGGCCCGCCGGTCGCATCCGGCCGTCAGCCGCAGAGTGTCGCCGGCAGCGACCGGCCCGCGGATCTCGGACCAGAGCTCGATCACCCGAAGGCCATTCTCCTCGCGGTCGCTCTTGATCGCGCCCGCAAGCCCGGCCGCGGGTCCCGACATCACCTCAAGCCGCCCCTGCTCGAACCAGCGGGAAGCGAAACCGGACAGCCCCTCGAACCGGAACGCCCGGTGCCCGGTCACGGCCACCGCAGCCAGGACGGCGGAAAAGCCTGCCCGTCCGGTGTCGAAACGGCAGGCCCCATCGCCCAGAACCGCTCCGCAAGGGGCCTGGTAGATCTGCCCCTGCGGCTGGTTCAAGCCTTCGGCCAGACCGCGCAGCTCGGCCTCGAAGGCCCCGGCGGTCCGGGTCATCTCGCCCAGCGTCCCGGTGAAGATCAGCGCGTGCTGTTCTGGATCGCGCCAGTTGACCAGCCAGATCCGCAGCCCCGCGCCGTCATAGCGTCCGGCCGAGATGTCCTCCTCGGTGATCGCCTCCGAACTCAGCGCCGAGACCGCGGCCGAATTGTCGACGGAAAGCCCGGTGGTCTGGCTCAGCGCCCGCGCCGTCATGCCGGTATCGGCCCGGAAGGTGACCCCGGCAAAAACAAGATCGCGGTCGTGATCGGTGAAGCCCAGCACGACGCCGTCGCGCCGGACCAGCGCCCAGGCCCTGGCAAGCGTTGTCGCGCCACTTTCCAGATGCGCCAGAAATGTCCCCGACAGCGGCATCAGATCCGAAGCTCCACGACAGGAACCGAGGGCACATCTCCGGCCCGGAAGCTCTCGACCGAACTCTGGATCCGGTCGGTATCGAACCGCACCGGGACATCGAACTCGAACCCCGCGCTCACGACCGCTCCCGTCGGCGGCGCCTCGGCCAGGGTCACCAGACCCGACGCGAGGTCGATCATGTAATCGGTCGGCGCGAAGATCTCGGTGCCGTCCACGGCCAGCCGAACCGTACCCGCGACCGGCTTTGCGATCGGACGCACATAGGACTGCCCACCCGAGGCATAGGTCTTCTGAAGCTGGAACTGGACCGTGCCGCCATCGCCGAAACCGACCACCTGATCGCCCGGCGCGATCTCGGCCGAGGGGCGGCAGGACTTGTAATCCGACCAGTCCTTCCAGCGGAATCCGTAAAGCTGGCCGCGCCGCGACTCGAAGAAGGCGATCAGCTGCTCGACATCGTCAAGCGAACTCATCGCGACCCCCGCATCGTAGCGCCGCCGGGCATGCTCCCAGGGGCTGTTGCGCTCCTCGAAACCGTTGGCGAGGGTGACGATCTCCGTGCGACGCTCGGGACCGCCCACCGATCCGAAGCTGAGATTGGCCGGGAAACGGACTTCGTGAAATCCCATCTGCGATCTCCTCCTTCACCTGTTCCGCTGGGCGCGCGACAGCAGACGGCTCATCTCGGCCGCGATCTGGCTCTGACTGCGCGCGAAGCCCTGTACGTCAGGCGTGTTGATGTTCATCACGATCTGGACCGGCCGCGCCGAACCGCCGCTTTCCGACCGGACACCGAGCCGGCCATCGGCGCCCCGCGACAGCGGCAGGATCGCCTCGGGCCCGGCCTCTCCCATCAGCCCGGTACCCCCCCGCATCGGAAAATAGGTCGCCTGACCGACGATGCCGCCAGAGGCGAAGGGAATGACCCGCCCCTGCGAAAAGCTCGCACCCTTTGCAAAGGGCAAGGCGGCGCCCAGCAGTCCCTCGATCCCACCCGCAAGCAAACCGCCCAGTTGCCCCTGCACGGGCTTCACGGCAGCAGCATAGGTCGCGTTGGCCACCGAATTGGCGACCGACTTCAGGGCATCGGAAAGCTTCATTCCATCGAAGACCAGCCCGTCGAAGGCCCCCCGAAGGCCGCGCCCGATGGCGTTCGACAGCGAACTGACCTCGCGGTTCGTCAGCGTCAGCGTGTCCCGCATTCGCACAAGTTCGACCTCGAAAGCCGCGGCCGTGCCGCTCGCTCCTCCCAGGGTCGTCTCAAGCGCCTCCAGCTGCGCCTCGAATGACTCGATATCGTCAGCATCGGCCATGGCCTATCCTTCGTCCCTCGGTTTGTCCGGAAAGGCGCGGGCCAGTTCCTCCAGCCGCGCGCGGCTCATGGGGGCAGGCCCGCCATCGGCCCCCAGCATCAGCATCAGTTCGGCGGGCGTCAGCGCCCAGAACTCGGCCGGCCTCAGTCCCAGCCCGCGGATGCCCGCCCGCATCAGGGTGCCCCAGTCAAAGCCCATCCTGTCTTGCCTCCGGCAAGGTGAAGGCCCGCGCCAGAAGCTGCGCGGCCGCCTGGGCGGCGGCAATCGGCCCGCCCCCGATATCGGCCTCGGCAAGATCGGCCGTCGTTCCCTTCCATCCACCGCCGCGCAATCCGGCAAGCAAAAGCGCGACCACGTCGCGGGTCGCGAAATGCCCCTCCTCGTAGCGCTCGATCAGCGCCAGCAGCGTGTCGGCGCCCAGCGCCGCCTCCAGTTCGGCCAATGCGCCAAGCGTGAGCTTGAGAACCCGGCGCTCTGCATTGACCATCAGCGCCACTTCGCCTGCATGGGGATTTGGCATGCTCACATCGCCGTAAAGCTGAGGACACCGGCCGAGGCGAGCGTCATTTCATAGGTGGCCTCGCCATTGTGGCTGCCGGCATATTCCAGGCTGCTGACCTGGAACCGTCCTTCGACGACCCCGAAATCCGGGATCACCAGCTGGAAAAGCGGCATGAGGCCATCGAAGAAGACCTGCCGGGCCCGGGCGTCGGTTTCGGCATCCTTGAAGACGCCCGAACCGCTGATCGCGGCCGACTTGACCCCCGCGCCGACCAGCAATTCGCGCCACCCGCCCTGGCTTTCCAGGCTGGTCACGTCCACCGGCTCGGCATTGAAGCTGATGCGCGAGGCCCGCAGCCCCGCGAAGGTCGAGAAGTCTCCCGCGCCGGAGATATCGACCTTGATGAGAAGATCCTTGCCGTTCTGCGCCGTCATTTCGCGTCCTCCACATGTGTCATTCAATCGTCCTCGACCCGGACGGAGAACCGCAGGTCGATGCGACGCTGATCCTTCGCTCCGACACGCCGGGCGCGGGCGCGGTCGAACCAAAGTCCGACCACCCTCCCCCGGGCGAGCGCGAGCGGTGCCCCGGTCAGGGCGTCGGAGATGGCTCCGGCGGCGGCCTTGGCCCGGGCAAAACCGGCCTCCTCGCTGACGACGGAAATCGTCACGAGATGCCTTGCCCCGTCCGCGCCCTTGTCGGACGCGTCGCGGACTTCTTCCGGTCCCAGGCTCACATAGATCGGCGGGACACGCCCCGCGGGCACGGCATCGAAAATCGCGTCGCCGACGATCGCGGCGATGGCGGCATGTCCCGAAATCCGCTCGAAAATCGCGGCCTGCAGCGCCGCCGCCATGCCATAGCTCATGCCCCGATCTCCTCTTCCGCATAACAGGCCAGGTAGAGCCCCCGCGCGTCATGCTCGGTCACCGCCCGGATGTGGAAATACCGCGTCCCTTCGCGGAACCGCTGCCCGGCCACGGGCCGGGAGGGTGCGCCCGGTGGAGCGCCCCGAACCACGACCCGGTAAAGAACCCGCGACAGCGCCAGTTCCTCGCCCGCCCGCTCGCCCGCCATGCGCGGGCTCATCTCGGCCCAAAGCGTGCCGCGCGCCGCCCAGGTTTCGGAAAAGCCGCCCGCGCCATCGGCGACAGGGACCGGCACTTCTAGGACCAGCTGCCGGTTCAGGATCGGCACCCGGCTCATCGCGGAGCTCCCGGCGTCAGGCGCAACGGGCGCCAGCGATCGGTGAGCGCGGCAACGCCGAACGGCATCGCGCCTTTCCCGGTCGGCTGCTCGAGCCGGTTCTCGTAGTAATGCGCGGCCAGCAGCAGCACCGCATGGCCCAGATCCTCGGGCACCGCCGCCCAGTCGGCACCGAACCCCGCCTCGAAATCGATCCGGACGCTGCCCTCGAAGGGAATGCCCGGCATCGTCCCCCCCGTGCCCCGCAGCTGCGGCGCATGGGTGTCTGCCACCAGCCGGTAGCGTCCGGGCGGCACCGGAACGGCGGTGCCGTTGCGGTCGACGAGGCGGATCCCGGTCACGGCCTGCACCGGCGCGACCGGCAAAACCTGCCGGTCGCTCTGGCGCCAGCCCTGCAGCTCATAGCTGAAGCTCCGGGCGATCAGGGCCTTTCCGGTCCGCGCCTCTACCGCCGCGATGGCGGCCCGAAGCAGCGCCTCGAGATAGGCATCCTGATTTTCCTCTCCGGCAAATCCCGTCCCGAGACGCAGCTGCGCCTTGAATTGCGCAAGCGGAAGCGCCGCTCCGGGCACCCTCGTCTGCTCGATCAGCATCATGTCGTGGTTTCTCCGCTTTTCCTCGCCGCAAGGACGACGCGCGCCGACCCGTCCCGCCCTGTCGGAGGGAACGCCCGGATGGATCGGACCTCGGGGGTCAGCGCGCGCCTCACCGCCCCGATACCGGGGGCCGGTATGGATGCGGTGCCGGATCGCCTGCGATCAGGACACCGAGAACTTCAGCACCTTGATCGCGGCAAAGTCGCTGACATCGCCACCGACGCGCTTGGTGGCATAGAACAGCACATGCGGCTTGGCCGAGAACGGATCGCGAAGCACCCGCAGATCGGGCCGCTCGGCCACAGCATACCCGGCCTGGAAATCGCCGAAGGCAATGGCCGCCGCATCTGCTGCGATATCGGGCATGTCCTCGGCGATCAGCACCGGATAGCCCAGCAGCCGGGCGGGCTCGGCCGCGGCCAGCCCGTCCGACCACAAAAACCGCCCATCGGCATCCTTCATCTTGCGGACCGCACCGGCGGTCTTCGAATTCATCACGAATGTGGCATTGGCTCGGTAGACCGCGCCCAGCGAATAGACCAGGTCGAGGATCGCGTCCGAGGGAGCCCCGACGTCGAAATCGCCATCGGCACCGGTCGCGACATAGCCGAGACTGCCCCAGGACCAGGACGCTTCGGGCACCTTCGGATGGTTGAGAAAGCCCCGCGGCTTGTCGGCACCGTCGCCCGAGATGAAGGCGGCGGCCTCGGCCCGGGCAAACTTGTCGGCAATCCGCCCCGCCAGCCAGCCCTCGATGTCGAAGGCGCTGTCATCCAGCAGCCGCTGGCTGATCTTGGGCATCGCCGACAACTCGTGCAGCGGGATCGTCACCCGCTCGATCTGCGGCGTCCCGGTCTCGACCTGGCTGCCGGTCTCGCTCGACCAGCCCGAGCCGGTATCCGAATGGTCGACCAGGACGTCATAGGAACTGGCCTCCACCGTGACCACCTGCGAGATCGACCGGATCGACGCCGTCGAGGTCAGCACCGACTGGATGCTGCTGGCGGTTTCGGGATCGATCAGATAGCCGCCATCGCCGGCCACCGCGGTGGACATCGCCTTGGCCTCGACTTCGAGCCCGCGCAGAGCGTCATCGTCGCCGGTTCTCAGATAAGCGCCGAAGGCCTTCTTGTGAGGCACTTCGATCTCGGCGGAACGGGACAGAACAGGGCGCCCCGCAGTCACTTGCGATTTCCGGTCGAACATGGTCAGTCGCTCTTCCTGTTGCTTGAGTCTCGATTTGATTTCGGACTGGAAACTACTGAAATCCTTCATGAAGTCCTCCAGCGCCTCGCGTATTTCCACAGCGGGGCCACGCACCCGCCCGGTCTTGGCTTCGGTCTCGGTCATATCGCTCGTCCTGTCTGGGAACGGTCCTGCCGGCATCGGGGGGCTACCCCTCGGCCAGCGCACGACGGGCGCCCGCAAAGGCATCCGCCAGATCGCGCAACAGCGCCTCGGCGCTTTCTTCCGCCTTGGTGCCGACCCGCGCATCGGCAAGCATCGGAAAGGTCACCAGCGACACTTCCCAAAGCTCCAGCTCGGCAAGCAGCCTGTGCCCGCTTGCATCCTTGCTTGCCCGCTTGGTGCGGTAGCCGATCGACAACCCGTCGAGCGCCCCCGCCGCGACCAGCGCCGCCGCCTCGCGGCCGCGGGTCACATCGGTCAGGATCCGGCCCTTGACATAAAGCCCGCGGGCATCCTCGCGAACCTCGTCCCAGACCCCGATCGGCTCCGACGGATCGTGCTGCCAGAGCATCTTCACCCGGCGGCCCTCTGCCGCAATCTGCCGCAACGAGGCCGCATAGGCCCCGCCCTGGACGATGTCGCCCCCGAAATCGGCGGCCCCGAAGACCGAGGCATAGCCCTCGATCACCGCACCCTCCTTCAGCGCCAGCGGCAGGGCGTCGTTCTTGCAGAACTTGTGCTCGAGCGCGCTGCCAACGTCGTACTCCTTCATCCGGTCTGTCCTTTTCACTGCTATGGCGCGGATATGGCGGACAGGATCGAGGCGACGCCTTGGGCAAGGATCACCGCGACGATCCCGTAAACCGTCAGCCACACACGCTTTTCGATCTGGTCCAGCATTTCCTCGATGCGTTTCAGCCGGTATTCGAGCGCACTCCAGCGCTCTTCCATCACCCGCTCGCTGGCCTCGATCCGGATATGCGTCGCATCGAAGGGGGCATAGAGAAACCGCGACCCCGATCTTGGCTGAGGCACCCTCACCCCCCCTCCGGCCGCCTCGGCAACCCGAGCAGCGCGCGCTTCTCGTCTTCGGTCAGGAACTCGGCTTCTGAGATTCTCTTCCATTGCGTATCCCGCTCGGCGGCCAGCGCCGGCACCTGGTCGAGATCGGGTTTGAGAGAAACCGCCGAAGAGCCGAAATGCGCCAGAAACTCGGCCAGGGCCCCGGTGACTTTCGCCACCAGAGGCACCACGGTCAGCCGATAGAAAGCGCGATTGGCCTCCTGGTAATTGGCGTAGGTCGCCTCGCCCGGAATTCCCAGAAGCATGGGCGGCACTCCGAAGGCCGTGGCGATCTCGCGAGCCGCAGCCTCCTTGGTCTTCTGAAACTCCATGTCCGAGGGCGAGAAGCCCATCGGCTTCCAGTCGAGGCCACCTTCCAGCAGCATCGGCCGTCCGGCATTCGCCGCCCCCTGGTGATAGGACAGCATCTCGTCCTGCAGCCGCGAATATTGCTCCTCGCTCAACATCGACTGGCCGTCCGAGCCGGTATAGATGATTGCGCCAGAGGGCCGGGCCGCATTGTCCAGCAGCGCCTTCGACCAGCGCGAGGCGGCATTATGCACGTCGACCGCGGTCGCGGCCGCCTGCATCGGCGACAGGCCGTAATGGTCGTCCTGCGGATGGAAATTCTTGATATGGCAGATCGGCGGCACCGGCCCGGTCATGTCGAAGCGGTGCTTGCGCGCCCCCACCATGTAGTCATAGGCGACGGGCCATCCGTCCGTTCCCGGCACCAGCCGCATCCGGTCCGAGCGCAGCACGTGCAGTTCGAAAGGCAGCCCGGTTTCGCCGCCCACCGCCTCGAGATAGCCGTTCCCCGAAAGCAGAAGCTGGCCGTAAAGCGCCTCCATCAGCTCAGCGCGGCCCTGCGCCGGATTGGGCCGCCTGAGCAGCTCGATCACCGGATGGGTTTCGTACCGCCTGTCCTCGTCCTGACAGATCAACGGCAAGGCCGCCGCGGATTCCGCGATCAGCTTGACCGCTCGAAAACCGACGGGATTGGCGTTGAACCCCGCCCGGATGAGCGACCCCGTATCGCGCGGCGTCCAGGCCGCGCGGCCCGCTCCCGCCCAGGCGATCACCGGCCCCGTGGCCGAGGCCTTGGTTTCGGGAAGTGTTTCCGTCGCTCGGCGGAACAGGTTGAATTTCATCGCCAGTCATCCTCCGTTTTCGGTCGGCTCCGCCAGCGGCCGGAGGGAAAGAAAAGGCCCGCCGCCCGGTCTCCCGGGGGCGGGCCGATCCCGGCCGTTCCGTGCCGCCCATGCGGGCTGTTCTGCCGGTCTAAAGGCCCCTCACGCGCGGCCGGCGCCAATGCGCGGCCGGCGAGATCATCAGATCGTTGATCGCCCAGACCAGGGCATCGACCCGGTCCGGGCTGCCCCGGCCCTCATAGCCATGCGCCGTCATGTGACACATCTGCTCCTCGAGCACCTGCACCCCCCTCAGATGCCTGACGCGCCCCTGTTCGTAGAGCGCCGCCACCGGTTCGGCCCGGGCGATCTTGCCCCGTGTCGCCCGAACCGCGCGGAACGGCACCATCGCGTCGAGCTGCCGGATCATGGTCTCGACCAGATCGCCGCCCTGATTGACCTCGGCCACCATGCGGTCCGCCGAATGGCGTTCCATGGCCGCAAGCGCGATTTTCGCCCAGGCTGTCGGCGCGGCCCCCGCGACGCTCACATCCTCCAGCACATAAGCGCTCCAGCTCTGGGGCGGGCCCTGCATCCGGACCCCGGCCACGACGATACCGCATTCATCCGAACCGGCATGGCTCGACACCGGCGGATCGACCGCCACCACGATCCGGTCAAGCTCCGGGGCCGCGTCGACCCGCAAGGCCTCCAGCCGGGCAAGCGTCCAGAGCGCGCTTTCGGCCTCTTCCAGCAGGATGCCGTCCAGCTCCTGCCGCCCGAGCCGCGTGCCCGAATAGCGCGTCCGCACCGCCTCCAGAAAGGAGGCCGCCAGATTGGCCCGGTTGGCCTCGGTCGGGGCATGGGTGACAACCGTCATCGGGTTGGACAGGATCGCTTTCAGCACCGGAACATTGCGCGGCGTCGTCGTCACGCATTGCTGCGGGTCTCCCCCCAGCCTCAGCCCGAACTGAAGCATGTCCCAGGTTTCCTCGGCCCGTTTCCATTTCGCCAGCTCGTCCGACCAGGCGGCATCGAATTGCGGGCCCCGAAGCGAGTCCGGATCATGCGCCGAGAAGACCTGCGCCACCGCACCATTCGGCCAGACCAGCCGCCGCCGCGTCGCCTCCCAGTTCGGCCGCCGGTCAGGCGGCGAACAGGCCAGAATGCCGCTCTCGCCGAACACCATGACCTCGCGCGCCTCGTCGATGGTCTCCCCGACCAGCGCCACCCGACGCGCCCTGCCCTCGTCCAGCGGACGCGCTCCCTCGACCTGCAAGCGGACCCATTCCGCGCCTGCCCGGGTCTTGCCCGAGCCGCGCCCGCCCATGATCACCCAGGACCGCCAGTCACCCTCGGGGGCAAGCTGGTGCGGCAATGCCCAGAATTCGAACAGGTAAGGCAGCGCCAGCAGCACCGCTTCATCCATCCCCTCCAGAAACGCTGTCTGCGTCTCGGGCGGAGCGCAGGCGATCCAGTCGGCGCCTGACTTCAAGGCGCGCCTGGTCAAGGTCGAGTGCCTGGATTCCTCCGTCGGAACCGGATTCCGCAT